TTAATTTTGATACGCTTATGCAAAAGCGAAATCGGACTTGAGAATGTCTGAGACATCAAGTGTTCCTTTTACTGGTGATAGGTCTGTTGACCCTAATTGTGTTAGTATGTCTTCTAAAGGCTCTGCTTTATAAAGATCTACAAACTTCTGTCTTACGTGCATAAACATATTAGACATATTACCAGCATGACACCCAAAGGAATCATGCACAACAGTAGTTGTATAGTCTGCATCATGTATACACATTGTCAAGTGAACAGCATCGAGACTATGAACAATATTAGGTGCAGCACCTGTTTTTTGTTTGCTCTCATTTACTGTAGTTTCTTCCCACACCTGTAATTGAACTTTAAGTATTTCATCACCATACTTAAGTTCAGTGCGTTTAGTCGTTGGTTTCCTATAGGCTTGACATACAGGAAAATTAGTAATTGGTGATATCCAGCTTAAGTATACTTTCTTTTCGTTTGCTCTCTCTGCTAAAGTCTGAAACAAACGCAACATACGGGCTGGACCTTTAAGCTCCTCATAACAGGTCTGATACACCAGAGAGCCAAGGAGAGCGCCCCAGAGATGTTCTTTGTCCCTTAGATAGGGTGAGATATCTCTTGTGTCTTCTATTACCTGTTGCCCCATACCGTAAGCCGTACCACCATAGCCAAGAGTCATAACATTTCGTTTTACTGTTTTACGTTGGATCTTCTTATCTTGAATATTAGTCCAATAAACAGGGAAAAGTTTTTCTCTTAGATCACGATTTTGATTGCGCCATGTTTGAGCAGCTTGAAAGGCTAAGGCTTTACGCTCTGACTTATCAGGGGCTTCCTGATAGTCTCTTTGGAGTTTAACAGCAGTTTGGAAAACATCGTTAAACTTGTTAATTGTAGGAGCATCAAGCTTAGCTTTTCTTTTTTCAAGATTCTCCCAGGTTTTATTGGCAATAAACATATAGACATCGCCGGGGAGTTCTTGAGGAACTAAGTTAACAAGGGGCGCAACCTCATCGTCTTGAGACATTGCTACAAGGTGTTGAACGCCGTTATTAGAGCCATCGATATACACAGGTAAACAGCTAGGGAAGTCTTCTTCTGAGTTACCTTGACGACACCAATCTGCTAGCATCTTAATCTCAAAGCAAGCTGCTAAGAAACTAAAAGGCTTATCTGCTTTCATCCAATCACAAGTGCCAAAGGGGTTCTCTGCTTGATTAATAATCCACCCCCAGTTTTCTTCAACCCAACTAACTCGATCATCAAGAGTAACCTTGTCGTTACCCCAAGAGTTAGCGGTGTGAACACAAAGCCAGTACAAACCTGACTCACCTAAAACTACTGGTTCGTGAAGTAACAAGATACCCTTTGCATTGTCACTAGACTGCTCGTGTAAGAACGCTGTGTTAGGGTAAATGCGACCCCGGAAGTCCAGGTTATACAAGTGATAGAATGGTTGTCCTATGTGCTTCTCTGCAAGCCTCTGGATAGCCTCCGCCTCGATGATTAGGGACGCCTGTTTGATTGGGTCAATCTCTTTAGTAAACTTAAAGGGATTTTGTTCGCTGTGCATACACTGTTTATATACCTCAAACACTTTAGGGTTTATTTCCCAAGCAGTATTGTTTAGCTTGTTCAAGGTATCAACAATATAGCTCATGTCATTATTTTCAAAATACTTTAGAGCATCCTCGTAGCCTTTCTTAATTACACTAATACCTGTTGTTGGGTGGTAAGCCGAACCATCCCAAGGTGTAGCAGGAGTGTTTACAGGAAACATATCACACTTTTCTGTATCAACTAAATCCATAAGCTCTTTAATAGCTTTCCAGTCTTTAGCATAAATAAAGTATGATCTGTGTTTATCTTTTTTACCATTTCGGTAAGTGTGTTTTTTGCGATAACCTAGTATTCCTAGCTCAATATAGCTGATCATTACAAACCAACCACCTTGAATATCTAAAACACTATTTTGTTTTTGTCTTAGCTTTTGACGTAGCCGTCTACCGATACTGCTGGCTACCTCTACGAGTGTAGATTTCCTTTCTAAACCTTTTAATATGTGGGCATAAGAAAACTCTATAATTTCTCGTGCTTCCATTTTATCTAGAAAGCTGGCTGATTGGCGCTTATCTAGGGCTGTCTGTCGATATGCTAGATCTTGTTCTAACAGCTCTAACACTGTTTTATTTTCCATAGACTTCCTTTCATAACAAGCATTGTACAATGAGTACCTTGTTTTATAAAGACCTTAGTTCATACGATCAAATAGCTTACATGTTATTAAAGCAAAGATTAGTATGACCTGTATTAACAATTATATAATATACCTTTGAAAAAAAAAATTGATTTAAAGCCCCCGCCCCGAAGGGCGAGGGAGTTTTTATTTTTACTTATTCCAGTAGCTATTTGCCATGTTAAAAGTTTTAAGCCACTTGTAGATAGTTGCGTTGGTTACTTTAAACTTTTGTTCTGCGTGTTTAACACTGTAACGGTTTGCAAAGTCTGCAACTTTCAAACGAAAAGCGTCATCATAAACACGATTACCACTTCTGTAAGACTTAGAAAACACACCTTCAAGGCGCTTTTGCATCTTTACGCTGTGATATTCGTTGTTGAAGTCAAACGCACAAAGCCAATTGTGAATACTTCCTACACTAACGCCGAAGCGTTTTGCTGCAATTTTTTGGTTTCCGCACATAATTGCAAAGCTTACGGCGTCACGGCGAAGATTGTCATTGTAGCCGCAGGATTCTTTGTGTACTGTAGAATTGATAGTCATAGTTTTACCTCTTGGGTTAAGTTTCGAAACAGACCGCTGTGGTCTAAAAGACCCTCTAAACTCTGGGAGGAGAGCTAGAGGGCAAGTTACACAACAGGGAGGATTCCAATGAAATCCACGGAATCCACTCATAAGGAATGGATTCACTGGATCTCACTGTAATGATTCCTCAGACTCTTCTTTGTAGTCTTCTTCAGCAAAATCAATGTAAGTGTGTGACCACTTTTCATCAATTTCTTTTACAAGATTTGAAAAGGAAATAGTTTTCATGTGTTCGGCCTTTTCCTTATCAGTCATTTTAGGTTTACGCATAGTTAACCTCTTTTGTTACTATATCGATTTTGCCGATATGTTTAAGGTGCTGTGAACGAAGTTTTTTAGCGTATTCTTCTGCTTTAAACTTCATAGTAAATCCGCTGTAGCAGATTAGCTTTAAGTCTAAATCATAGACATTAACAGTATGTACAAGGTAATTACTCATCCCATTTTCCTTCCATTTTGTCATTTACGGCTCTGGTATAGCCAAGGTCTATTGCTGTTTCAACAACAAAGGCAATTACTGCAAGTGCTACAAAGAACACCATTACTCCAACTACTGTACCCATTTTAAAGCTCCTTTTCTGGGTTATACTGGAACCAATCAACTAAATAACGTACCTTAGTCTCTTGGTGTATTTCTGGTGTGAGTATGTAGTCTAGTACTGACTTACAATCACTCCATTCAATTATTCTATCATCCCAGTATTGCTTCATTACAAACTTAACTAGGGGTTGGTCCATGTCATCATAAAGCTCTCTTTCAGCTTCTTCTTCGGTAAATACACTCATTTGAGTCTCCTCTTGGTTTTGAATTTCTTCATTATAGATGCGTTGTTTTTCTCACTTTATTCTGACCAGTCATCGATATCATCAGATATCTTTTCCAAGGTATTTTCATAAAGTTTTTTAAAGGTGTCTTCTTTAAAGACCTCTTTAAAAGATTGAGGTGTAAAAGTTTCACCATAAAACTCTATACCCTCGATCTCAATAGAGCTTCCATCAATCTCCCACCAGACAGGGGATCTTGCAACACCATAGTCAGTCTTGTGAGCAATTGCACTCAATTCTATGGTTAGTTCAACACAATCTTCTTCGAGAGTATAGTATACTCGTTTACTGTCCATTACGTTTCTCCTAGTTTATATAGAATAAGTGAATACCAACCTTACCAATATACTTCATATTTTTTACCCAATAGGGCTTTACATAATCTGCATGATAATGGGTTGCTTTAGTTCCAGGTAGTATATTTTCTGGATTTTTGATAATCTCAATAGCTGCTTTCTGGATATCTTCCCACGCTGCTCTGTCAAGATAACTCATTCTAGAAGGATCATCGTGTTTACCATCATGAGTCCAGCTAAATTGTTTGCGCTGCCAAACAACCTCACAGATAGTATTCGGGTAATTTTTAGAAGCAACCCTGTTAAGAGTTACTTCTGCTACCATGTGTTGCCCAACAAGAGGCTCATCTCTTGATTCAAAAAATATATTTTGAGCCAAACAATAAGCTTGTTTTTTCACAACATTAGCTTGAGCAATTGATACAAAAGCCCAAGAAGTTAACATAGAAATAAGTAATGCGCTTGCTACTTTTTTCATATTAAAGCTCCTTTAGTTCTTCATTTAGATTTTGAGCGTTTCGCTCGTTGACACATTCATTACGATACCGGCCCCTATTATTCATAGATTCAGCGGTTATTATTGACTTTGGAGAGGTGATAACTCTCATTACCTGATCAATTATAATCCACACACAAAAACCTAAAAACTTAAGAGTTAGAGGTATTATTTGTTTCATCGATTTTGTCCTTTAGTGGTACTTTGTTCATCATCCAGTTTAAAATCCCGGACCAACGTTCTTTGTCTTCTTCTTTTTCTTTTGCAATTGAACCTATGATGTCAATAGCAAATACCCCTAAAAGAAAAGCTGTTGATTTTGGGGATGTAGCGAGTGTAATAATAAACATTAATATTACCCAGAATAAAGGAATTCTGTACAACTCCCCA